ACTTCAAAACCATTCACTTATTTCGCCATATTAAAATATTCTAACATAGTGTCAGGATCAGAAACTTCATATGGATCACCATTTAATCCTAAGTTGTTTAATCCTTCTTCTTCATTAAAATGCATTATTTGTTTGTTATCAATGAAAGTAGAATATCGCCAACTTCTCATACCAAAACCTTGAGCAGGTTTATTCACCAACATACCCAAACTTCTAGTAAATGCACCATTACCATCAGGTATCATTTTAACTTTTTCTATACCTAGGTCTCTAGCCCATGCGTTCATAACAAAAGCGTCATTTACTGATATACAATAAACATCATCTACACCATTTGATATAAATTCGTCATATCTTTCTTCATACTTAGGCAACTGTTCACCTGAACAAGTTGGTGTAAATGCACCTGGTAACCCAAACATTACAATTTTTTTACCTTTAAATAGTTCGTCTGTTGTTACATCTTTCCACGAACCACCTATGAATGTGCAACCACCTTTTTCATCGCTGTCACCCACTCTAAATTTAAATATATTGTCATATATTTTAGCCATTAGATAATACTCCTACAATCCATAGTGTTCCGAATATTATTAATGTTATTTCTGCTCCTGTCATACCTTTGTCTCCTATATTGGTAGTTTTGCTGTTTTTTCTTTTAACATATTTAACCCTTGAGCTTCATATGCTATCTTTTCTTTAAGATTCTTATTAATCATAGACTTTGTTGTTGATGGATCTATATGGTTTTCTGTGCAATATAAAACTATAGCGTCTATATAACTAACTCTTTTTTTTCTTACTATATCTTCAACGATTATAGCAAACTTATTTGGTGTAATTATGCTCATGTGTAATGTAAATAACTTCCTACCATGTATTTTGGTTTATCAACTGGTTTCATACCTGCATGAACCCAAGGCCATAAAGGTGGAAACATTAATAGAGAACCTTGCTTACATGGTGACGCTAGGCCTAGTTGAGGAAAATTAGTTTCGCCTCTTTCATTATCTTCTAGGTATATAAAAAATACTAGAAATCTTTTAGCAGACTCTACATTCATAGAATCTACATGAGGTGCAAATTCATCCTTATCGTTTGCTAAATATCTTTTTAATCTTATTTGTTCAAAGGCATATTGTTGAGGCCATTGTGTTTGATGTATAGCACAATCTTTTCTATACTTATTTACATATTTACTATAAAGATTAGATAGTTGTGCTACATCTTCTTGATATTCTAAATGTTGATTAAAATTAATTTGTGTAAATGACATAGGTCCTTGGTCATGTTCTTCATGATGTTCTTTGTTCTTTTCAAACCTATGAATTAAATCATTACAATAACTAGGGTCTAAAACATCTTTGTATATTTGTATATAATTATTCATTAACTATATTATACTACAATTTTCGAAGTTTGTCAAGGTCTGACTGCCTTATTTTTGGGTCGTAAATTTCTTTTGCTGTTTCACTACCAGACATATAACCAATACCATAAGCACAAGCCATCAGTATTCCTACTGGTAATAATATTTCAAATACTTCTAACATAATAATCTCCTTTTGTTTGGTGCCAGTTTCTGTTGCGAGGTACTGGCAAACCCCTAACGACCTAGGCCGCTAATGCATACTCATTAAAGTTTGCGTTTATATAAATTTAAAGTCTTCCGACTACCCTCTCCAGTACGATTTCTAATAGCTGTCAATCCTATTTCGCCCCCTTATCGGTCTATCTAGAATTGGTGGAGGCGCTGGGTACTGCCCCCAGGTCCATACTATTTACTCTCATTACCTTCACAGAGAATTTCCTACAATGATTTTGTTTCCATCATCATCAAAAAATGTCCAGTTTGACCCATAACCTAAAATACAAGTAAGGCTTTCACCATTAGGTCCTAAGTTTGGTATTGTCATAAAAAAAGTACCTGTATTTCTTTCACTACTATGACCAAAAGATAAAATACCTAATAAATCAGTAAAAGGTTGTCCTCCTTGTCTAACTTCACCCACTAATATTTGAGATTCTAACATGAGCTCTGCTGAAGTTTTAAACATAAATTTTGTATCACCACAATAAACAGGTATTTGTTGTACTGTTAATTTATTTAAATCGTATTGTTTTGGTTGTTCTAGTTCTGGGTCAATATTTGGTGTTGGTGTGTTTGCAAGTAAACCACCTGCTTGTGCAAAATTCAAAACAGAAAATAATATATAAAAGAATAATGTAATCGCACTAATGCCAATAATATTTTTAAGTGTTTGTTTCATTGTTTTCTTTAAACTCCTTTATAGCTGTTTTTAATAAAGGTAAATAATCGTCTTTTGACTTTGTAAATGTTTGTATGCCACCATCTTCGGTTACTACAAGAATTACAACTCTATCTATTGGTTGGTCAAATCGTTCTTCATACATTTCACAGTAGGCAGAACCTTGAATGAAATAGTTTTCTATCCATTCTTCCTTCTTCTCTTTAGTAGAGGTTTTAAAATCTATTACAGATAATACACCTTTGTAATCAGCGATACAATCAACACGACCTGCAACACCATAATAGTCGCTGTATAAGCCGCCTTCTTGTATTCTAATATTATTTATATTATCTAGTTCAGGTTTGAGTAAAGTAAATAGTGCTGTAGGCAAAACATCTTGATTAGATAGTTCTATATTATTTAAGTAATCTTCAACTAATTGGTGTACAGCAGTTCCTCTTTTAGCTGCACTTCTCATTATTTGATTTGCAACATCATTACCTACTGATTGACGCCATCTAACTAAACCTTCATTATTTCTACCTGATAAAACTGTTGTAATTGAAGGATACTTTTTACCCTCTGGTGTAACATAAAAGCGTTTACCTTTTATAGTCTCAGTATGTATATCTGGTAATTGAGTTGTTAATGGGACATGACTAAAAGATTTCATGTCGTAATTGTCCTTTAGAAAGGCGTTCATCTTATTCATAATAATTCCTGTTTAATTAACTTAGACTTATATTATAACAGGTTTTCTAGATAATGTCAAGCGCTAATTTGGTAGTTTCCTCAACTCGTCTAGTCCAACCTCTACCAAAAGTAGCAAAAGTAGATAATTGTTCATAATACTTTTGTCTCATTTCTTGGTACTTTTTCACAGTTTCGTGTTCGCCATTTTCTCTTACATATTCTTCAACTTTTGCCAAAGTATTAGGACCAATACCGCCATCAACTGTGGTACCAATCATTTGTTGTAAGAACTTAGCAGCACGACCTGGCCCTGCATTTACACCAAAGTCAAATACACATAGGTCTAGACCACCAGGTAAATCGTCACCTTTTATTTTATCCCAATAACCTTTTTTGTATATTGGTGCTACATCTTCGACTAATAAGTCTTTCATATCTTTAGTGCCACCATGTTCTTGATAAACTCTTTTTGTAACACCTAGATTTGTTTCACCACCTGGGTCTTTAGGGTGATTTACATAACCACCTTCGTGATGTAAGATTGTTTTCAAACATTTGTCATAATTACTTTTCATTATTTTCCCCTTGTAATTGCTATAATCTTTTTAACTTGAGCTTCAATTACTTGACCTCTGTTAGGCCAATGTATATATGCTTCTGGTGATTTTGCCAATTTAACTAGTAGAGGTATGATAAGTTTTTCTAATTGAGCAAACTTTTCTTTTTGTTCCTTACCTAAATTATCTTTTCTCAAATCATATTCATCATCCATTTGCTTTTTAGCAATGTCTAAGTCAACTTGATTCTTGTCGCTTACTGCTGTTTTAGTAGCACTAATTAGAGATATAACTCTATCTAGTTTAGTATCTAATTTACCTACTATATCGCTAGAGACCGCCTTAGCAGTACTATCTGCTGTTTGTTTTACTACTGTTTCTGTTTGTTTAGATTGTTCTTCTGATGGTTTTTCTTTGACCGAGGTAAAACCCCAATCACCGTCACCTTCAAAGCCATCTAAAAAATCGAAGTCTGCCATATATGTTTCCTTTTGTTGGTGTAGCTACACACATTTAATACAGTATCGGATTGACTCCTCAACTTATGACCATCGCCTGGCGTGTTGAAGTTTCTCGATAGTATCATTTATATTTATCGTACCTAATCTTTAGACTTTCGGTTTCTATGTTTTTCTAACACATTTTTAGTCTGAGTTTCTTTTACACTTCTTTTACCATATCGTTCAGCAAGTGGACTACTAGGGTGTGCTTCTGAAATTCTGGCCATATTCTCTTTCCAACCATTATCAGTATGACTATCAACACTACCGACACTCGATACAATATTCATCTGAGTCGGTGTCATTAGTTTTATATTCTTATCATCTTTGAGTTTTTCCATATCTGAGATAGACATAAAGTCCTCGTAGATTTTACCTGTTTTTAAGTTTTTTAGTCTATATGTTGGCATTTGTATGTATTTCTCCTAATTTGCCGTCTCATAGCCGCCCGCTAGGCGGCGTTAAGAGCTGTTCGTATATCATAGTACCCCCTTATTTTGGTGCATTTTCGTTAGCATCTGAACTGCAAACTTTAGTTCATCATTCCAAGGGTTATT